AATCGGCGGTGATGCTCGATGCGGTGGCGCGCCCGCCCGGATTGGCGTCGGCGGCATTGCCGAAGGCCGGGTTCGACAGGGTGAGTTCGGCCAGGAGCACCTGCGAGGACACCGCCGTATCGGGATCGTTCGGCTGGGTGCCGTCGTAAATCCGCAGTTTGCCGGCGCCGCCGATATCGAGGCGGTCGACGATGGCGTCGCAGGCAGCGATGGCCGCGGCATTAGAGATTCGGGTTTGCAGCGCCATTCTGGCCTCCTCCGGCTATCTGCGGTTGCGCGGTGTAAGTGCGCCCATCGGGCGTAGTGATCGTTTTCGGCGCCTGGATCGCCTGCATGAGTTGGGCATTGCTCTGCATGATCAGTTGCCCGATCTGCTGCATGGCGGCCTGGAAGGCCTGGGCAATCTGGTCGATGGGGTCGAGCATCTGTTGCCCTTCGGCAATTTCGGGCGGAATTTCTGGTGCCGCGGCGCCGTTGGTCGGACCAGCCGGGCGCTTTGCCGCCAGGGTCATGATGGCCTGATTGCGACTGTTGCGCAGGCCTTGGCTCGCCTCCGCTTGGCTCTGCTGCAGCTTCTGCTGCGCCGCCATCTCGGCCTGCTGCTGCGCCGCCTGGGCCGCCTGCGCTTGCTGGTCGAGCGTCTGCATGTGCTGCTGCTGCCCGAATTGCAGTTCTTGCTGGCTCTGCTGGCCGGCGAGCGCCAATTGGTGATTGAGCTTCTGCGCCTCCAGTGCCTGCTGCTGTTCGAATTTCTGCTGGTTCTGCGCCAGATCCATGTCGTGCATCTGCTGCTTGTGGGCGAGTTCGGCCTGCATGCCCTGCTGCTTGAGGCCGTGCTCCTGCTGCATCATCTGGCCGCGCATCTGCATCTCCTGCTGCGTCGCCTGTGCCTTGACCTCTTCCGGCGACGGTTGCGGCGGCGCTTGAGCCGCTGCCTGCGCCTTCTGCTCGAGCGACTGGATGGTCTTCTCGATGGTGTCTTCCAATTCCCTCGCCGTGCGGAAGCCGCGCGTCACGAACAGCATGATCTGGCCGATCAGCGGCAGCAGGTCGGGTACCGCCTGCGCCATCGGCATCGCCTCCTTCATCATGCCGCCGATGGCGGTGGCGAACTCGATGCGGCGCTGCTTTTCGGTGTTCTCGTCGGGCTGGATGGTCGAGTCGGTTTCGATGTCGATCCTAAACGATCTCAGCCGGTCGTCTTTGAGCAACTGGAAGGCGGCGATGAGGTCTTCCTGCTGCTGCTGATATTCCGGCGTCAGCATGTTGGCCATTTCGAGCAATTGCTGGGGCTCGAAAGCTTCGGCCATGATCTCGCAGGAAATGTGCAGAAGATCGCGGGCGAAGCGCTGGATATCCTGCTGCCGGTCGCGGATGCGTAAAGACCCGGTCTGCGTCTTGATTTCCTGGGCGCCCAGAGTTTCGTTCGGATCCGTCGCACCCCTGAGAATGTCGCTCAACCCGGTGATCTGGTAAACATCGTCGATCAGCTGCCGACGCAGTTCAACGCACGCCGTGATGGTGTCGGCCACCTGTTTGATCGGCAGGAAGATGATGGCGTTGGCGCCGCCGCGCTCCCCGAAAGCCGCCCACGATTCGATGCCGATCATTTTATTCTCGACATTGGGACTGAGCGCCGTCTCGATAGCTTGGGTGCTATCCTCCGCGCCCTTGGGGTAGAAGCCGACCAGTTTCAGACTATCGGTCAGCGACGCGATGCGCCGCGTCAGATCGTCGATTTCCTCCGCTTGGTCCTGATAATAGCGATAGTCGGGAATCGGAATCAGGCTGTCCGAGGTCAGCGTCGCGAACAGCGGCCGCGGGCACGGCCAGAAGTCCTTCAACGTGTAGAGCGGGTCCGCGACCTCGAGCGGCCTCTTGCCGCTGGGCGCGATGAAATAGACCTTCGATGCGGTGCGGTCCCAAATTTCCCAGACGGAATATTTTCCCTCCAGCGCTTTCTTCTCGGCATCGGTGAGGCCCTGCTTGGGGACATTGTCCGGTGACATGCCGCCGAGGTCCGAATCCGACAGGCCCTTGAATCGCTCCTTCATCTCGGGCTTGGAGAAATAGCTGCGCTTGCCGACCCACGTGACCTCAGACCAATTTCTCCCCGGCTTGAATAAAAAATCCCGCCAGTGGATGTAATCGAAGGCCAGCATGTCCTCGTTGGCGCGGCGCACCCAGACGATGCCGCGACCTGGCAGGATCACGTCGTCGCGGGCGAGCTTCATTGCGTCATCCAGCTTGCCGCATTCGAATTGGTACGCCGCGACGCGCTCGAGCAAGGTGCCGACGAGCATCCCCGGGGGATCCTTGTCTTTGAAGCGGCGCGAGATCTCGGGCTTCGGGGTCTGCGCGTACAAGGCCGGCTTCAGGATTTCCGCATTGCTCCAGAGCATGGCGAACTTGCGTCTGGCCGAGCGCGTCTGATCGCCCTGCTTGCGATACAAGCGGATGATCTTGTCGGCCGCTTCGTAGAACTCCTGATTGTATTTATTGGCGCGCTCTAATTCTCTGAGCCAGCGTGCCTGAATGTCGGCGGGCTTGTCGGTTGATTTTGGCTGATCTTGCGGCTCTTCGGCCATCGTGCGGTGTCAATCCGAATTGGCGGCAAATCTGCCGGATACGTTCGCGGCTGACGCCATACTCGTCAGCCAGTTTCTGCAGCGTGACACCGGCGCTGCGTGCCCGCACCATAGGCGCGGCCCTTTCCGCCGTCCAGTAAGGCTTGCCCTTGCGGGTGCGGGGATGCTCGCCATTGCCATATTTCATACGCGGATACCTCGCTCGGGCCGGTCGTTCAGCTTCCACAGGTCATTGAGCGTCAGTTCCGGCAAATCCCGGCGCTTGGCCTCCACCGGCGGATCCGCACGCACCGTCCGCCATGCCATGGCGAGATACCTGAACGCATCGGCAAAATGGCTGGTCCAGTCGTGCAGCGGGGTATCCTTGAACACCTTTTTCTCTTCGTCATACTCCACCCGGTAGAGGCGCAACGCCTCCAGTGCCTCGCCGCACTGGGGCTCATTGAACCACGCCAGCGGGATGGCAAGGCGGGCCGCGGCGATGCCGTCGTCGACCTTGTGGGCGGGCACCAGCACCGGCTTGCGGCCGAGCCTTATGAAGGTCTCGATGCGGGTCTTGCCGGAGCCGAGTTCGCGCACCCGGGCATCGTGGGGCACATAGTCGAGGCCCCATTTGCATTGCGGGGCATGGGCGCCCTTCCACTTTTCGAGCTTCGCCACCACGTCCTCGATCACCTCGTCGTGAGCGCCGGAAATACCGGCCAGGACGCGGAGTTCATTGCCGGAGACCTGGTAGAGCCACACGGCCATATTGGCGCCTTTTCCCAAATCCCAAGCTGAGTTGAGAGGCAGCGCCGGGTCGGCCATGAGGGGCACGAGCCGCCCGGCGCGCTCCGCTTTGGCTATCGCCTTGGCGAACATGGCCCCTAGCACGGCGGCTTCGAACGAGCAGTAATACTCCTGCTCGATTAAGGCGTCGCCGGCGTCGAGACCATAGAGGCCATGATATTCGCGGCGCTGCACCTCGACCAGATTGTGCGGGAATTCGGTGTCCTCGACCGTCAGCACCTCGCTAAACCAGCCATCCGGGTTAGCCGGCGACCATGGGTTATCGCGCGCCATCTGCAGCATGCGAAACGCGTGATTGCCGCGGCCGCGAGGGGTGGTGATGAACGAGGCCCAGCCGCCGTTCTGGGCCAGGATCGGGGCGAGATAGGCCCAGGCAGCCGGGTTGGAGAGGGCGAATTCCGAGAACGTGATGCCGACCGGCGGCGAACCGACGAGCGAATCGGGATCATCTGATCCGACTAATTTCCACGTCGAGCCATTGATCAGTCGGATAAACATGTCGTGTTCCAGCGTCGTCTCACGCAGTTCACGCGGAAAGGCTTCGTCAATTCTACGCTGGCCGGTCGCCGGATTAATTGCTTCCCAGATCGCCTTGCGGGCTTGCGAATACTGTGGGAGCGCATGCCAATAGTTGCCCTTGCGCTGCCAAGCCGCGACCATCGTCTTGTGTAACTGCACGTCATCTTTGCCGGCACGCCGGTGCCAGATGAGCAATTCGCGCTTGCAGCCCATCTGCCAAGCCCGCCAGCTATTCCTCTGGTACGGCCTTGCCTCCCACTGGTTGGGCAGGCGAATCCATTTCGTCGGCGTGTCCATTGATTGTCCTCAACGGCGGATCCAGATAGCTGACGATCTGTACCCCTATCTGCTGCATCGGGGTGCCGCTATTGCGCACTTCCAGCGGCAGCAGGCGCGGATAGATCGTCGACCAGAATAGTGTTTCATTGGCCGGGGTATCGAGCGCCCATGTGGCCAGCCGCTTCCAGCCGCCGATCTCTTCCGCCGCCTGCATGATGGTATCGCGCGCCGCGATGGTCATCTTGTTCGGTATGCCCTTCGGTCTGCCAGGTCCGGCGACATGGCGCGGAGGCGGCAAGCGCTTCGCCGGCTTGGGCGGCGCCGGCACATGGTCTTTGGCCATGCCGGGTTTTATCGCACGTCTGCCCGGTGTCAAAGCTTGTCAGGCCGGTTGACACCCGCAGGTCAGGTCCGTAGCGTCGTTCAACGAAGGAGATTTCCCCATGCTCACTGTCATCTCGCTCGGCGCCGGCGTCCAGTCCACGACGATGGCCTTGATGGTCAAGCATGGCGATCTGCCGCCGGTCGACGGCGCCATCTTCGCTGATACCGGCTGGGAGCCGAAGAAGGTCTATGCCCATCTCGACTGGCTCGAGACCGTCCTGCCGTTTCCGGTTCACCGCGTCTCGGCCGGGGATCTGCGCGCCAATGCGATGAGCCGCAGCAATACAACCGGCGGTCGTTTTTCTGTCATCCCTTGGTACGTATTGCACGCCAATGGCGACGAGGGC